TCGCACCAGCGATGTTATACCCGTCTTCTTTTGCTTGCACGATCCAGTCGGCAATAAAACGTGGGATCATTACTTTCTGCGGTTCGTCTAGTTGTTCTATTGATTCCAATATCCAGCTTCTATTAACTGTTACCGTATCTACAATAGGTCCCTCAACGTAAGGTAACTTGTAGATACGTTCAATCAATTCTTGCTTATTCATCCTTCCACCTCCTCAACTTCAAACAACGGGCTGTTAAACACATCTCCAAAACCAGCTTCTTCTAGCTCTTTGCGGGTGTGTTTTATAATAATACTTTCACCCCCACTAGCCATAAGACTCCAATAACCTTCATCTGGAATATATGCCAAATAACAAAACAGAGCTCTCAAATTTTTCATCTTCACTGTATACTGCTTCTCTTTCTCGACTGTATAGCCATCGATCCAAGCGGCAGCAAGTGTTTCTTGATTACGTTCGTGATAAACCCATCTCAGAAGTTCTTCATCTTCTTCGTCTTCTATATACTTAAATAAATCTTGAAAATCCCAATCATTCTCTATGGCATATTTAATATAATCCGCCACAAACTGCGGGACTACTGGCTTCTGCGGTTCGTCTAGTTGTTCTATTGATTCCAATATCCAGCTTCTATTAACTGTTACCGTATCTGCAATAGGTCCCTCAACGTAAGGTAACTTGTCGATACGTTCAATCAATTCTTGCTTATTCATCCTTCCACCTCCTCAATCTCAATCCCCGGACAATCGAACACCCAGCCAAACCCGGCTTCTTCAAGTTGTTTTTTGGTGTGTTCTGTGCGAAATTTTTTATCTAGTTTTATTGACGATAAGACCCAAGCGTGTTGAAATTTGATGAAGTTTAAATAATTAAAATCATTACTTTCCATATTTTTGAATCTTACATAATACCGCTTCTCTTTATCGACCTCGTAGCCGAATTGGTGCATATTAATAAGTGTTTGTATCGGGTTGTTTCTTCCAAGATCAAGCCAGTTTTTAAAGTCACATTCTTCTTTTGTTTCCCAATTATAGATATAACTCCAGATGTTGTATTCTAAATTTTCCTTACATTCTTCATACCAATCCGCCACAAATTGCGGGACTTGGACTTTCTGCGGTTCGTCTAGTCCCCGTAAATCTTCTAAAAAAATTAGACGAGCGATTTCTGCTCCTGGATCCTTACATACACCTTCAAGCTTTTCGTAT